CACTTCGCCACCTGTGTTGTAGCGGTTGAGAATTTCGGTGTCTTTGGGATCAAAGACAACAAAGTTTTGTACCGGACGATTGTTGGCCTTGTCGCCATATGTATTTCCGACAATACCCAACTCACGCAGTTGTTCATTGGCTTTCTGGCTCCATCCGCCGGGGGATGTCATGCCAAGGTCTTCATGAGGCTTTCCATACAAACGGAAACCACCAACCTGCTCAGGCGTCATGATTTGACGCAAGCTTTCCATGCGCTCCGCGCTGTAAGGGCGGCCCATAAAATCTTCGCCGCGCTTCAGCATTTCAGAGCGAGCAGCATTTGCTTTCTCAGCAAGCTCAACAGCCATCGGGCGCGTCACATCCTGAATGAATGCGCTTTGCTCGCTGAAGGGACGTTGCCAGTGGATGAACTGCTCCGGCTTTGCGTTGATCTGCACTTCATACAAGCCGCCGGGCGTTTTCAAACGCGGAGCGATATGCTTCTCAAACCACTGCACAACCTCTGGCGTGTATGACTGGTTTTCAGCGGCGGTGCGAATTGCGAGTGCATCACCACGATCCATCAAGTCATTGAGAAGAGACATGCGGTCATAAAGCGGGCGAGCCTGCTCAATAGGCATTTTATTTGCTTGATTTTGAATGTGCTCAAAAAATGAAGGTAGGTCTTCACGACCAATCATAGGGCTTGGAAAACCTTTAAGGCCCATCGAGCGATAGTCGCGCGCCACTTCAGGGCTTTCGGTGATGTAAACGCCACGGCCATACATTTGGCCAGCGCCGGAGCCCATCTTGCTGGTGTCGAATTGCTTAAACTTGCGACCAGAACCGTGATACCCACGGATCACGTCGAGCGCCTTGCCGACAAGCTTGCCATCAGCGTGATGCTCGCGCTCGACCTCACCACCCTCAGCACGGCCCATGCGACGCGCCATCGACGTCTCGGCCCATTGGCGAAGATCGTTCATGGTCCACTGCGCATATGGCTTGCCCCTGAAGCGCATGTTGGCATTTGCGGAAATTGTCTTCGGGAAGACCTCAGCGACAGTCGCGTTAGATGGCGCAGTAATTGCGCGCACGACGCCAGCCGGGCCTTGGAACCAGCTGAGATATGCAGCGCCGGGCGTCAGCGGGATGCCAGCCCTCGCAAGCGCGGGCGCGATGTCGTTGTTCAAATGGAACTCGGCCGCGCGCTCCTGAAGATCAACAGTGTCGCGGCCCTTCTTCAATGCGCGCAGCTGGGCGTCGGTCATGCCGCCATAACGCTGCGGGTCCATGCGGCGCAGCACGCTGCCCCACGTCGTGTCAAGGAACTGATAGAGGCCGCCAGCCGACGAGCGCGGGTTCTGCGCGTTCGGATTGTCGTTGCTTTCATTGCCACGGATTGCGCGCAGCATGGCGTTGCCAGCGCGAGCATTCGGCACGGGCGCATAGGACGTCGCTTCCTGCGGCAGGCGGTCTGAGATCTTCGCCTGTGGCGCAACGGTCTCAATGGCCTGCGGCGCGTTACCCGGCAAAAGCGCCAGCATCTCCTGCGTCGAAAGCTTGGGCAGCTCTTCGGCGGCGGGCGGCGCGAGGGGCGACGTCTCTTCGACTATGGAAGTCCAAGGGTGTTCATCCTCAAGAAAGTCCATCGGCGGCATCATACGCTCTAGCTGGCCGAGGATTGGCTGATTGCTACCAAAGATCGGGTTCAGGTCGGGGCGCATGGCCGCAGAGCCATGATCTGCGTTAGTCGGCACAAAGCGATAGCCGCCAGCCAGCGTGTAGTCAGCCGGGGGCGCGACTGTGGGCGTCGGGGTAACGTCGGGGGCGGACGGGGAAACGTCGGGGGCGGACGGGGGAGGCAGCTCAGAACGCTCAATAACGGCCGCAGGACGGCGAACGGGCTGCGGCATGGGTGCGGCAGGGCTCTCGACCTCCTTGGCGATGTCGAGGGCGCGCATGGCCTGCGACGCGCGGACAAAGTCGGCAGGGTTCTCCGGGTCGCCCCAGTTGATCTTGCCGTCAGTGACGACGGGCTCGCTGTTGGACTGGTAATCGACGCCGCCGCCGAAGAAGTAATGCCCGCGAGCAGCGCCACCGTCAGCAAACGGGCGCGAGTAGCGCGCACCATAATGCTCGAATTTCGTGAGCGACCGTCAGCAAACGGGCGCGAGTAGCGCGCACCATAATGCTCGAATTTCGTGAGCGGGTCATAACCGCCCTGCAAGTGCAGGCTGCCACCCATGACAGGAACTGACACGGCACCCATCGGCGCAGAAATCTTGCCGCGCGAGAGCATCATGTTCGTGAACTCAGGCGACAGGCTTGTATCGACAGGCGCGCCCTGCACTGGCACTGACGGCTGCGCGTCGATGATGCTGCGCGCAAGATTGACAGAGCGCGGAAGCGAACCTTCTTCGCGAGGTGTCAGGGAATTTTCGCCAAAACGCGGATCGACCGACGAGATGCTCGCAAGCAACTTGTTGATCTCGTCGTCGGTCATGTCACTGCTCCGTCAGCGGCTGCTCGTTTGCCTCAAGTCGCTGGATCATATCAGGCTGGAGCAAATTCTGCACGATGGCTCGGCCAACTTCACGGCAGCCAGACGCTCGCGGCTCTCGCGGTCGCGCTTGCGATTAACGGCGTCAATGTGCGCGTCCTGCTGCTTGGCCACCAGCTCCTGCTGCTTGAGCTGAAGCTCCTGAGCCTTGAGCTGGTCGAGCACGGTCGGCTGGCCGCCGCCCAAGCCGCCCTGCGCCTCTTGCAGTTTCGCAGACGCCTCTGCCGCCTTGACCTGCGCCAGCATCGTCTTCGCGTCGGCCTCCTGCTTCTTGATGCCGACCATCGCCTGCGCGTACTGCACCTCTGGCGGCGGCTTCTCGCCCAGCGCCGAGGCAGGCACCATGAACTGCTGCGGGTTTGACCAGCCCATCGCCTGCAAGGCGGCCGTATCAATCGCAATCGGGTCGTAGAGCGACGGGTTGGCCGCCTGCAACTGCTTCAGGCCCATGATCTTCATCATGCGCTGCGTCTGGCTCGCCGTGTTCGGGTCGGCCTGCGGGACGAGGTCGCAGTCGTCCAACGCCTTCTGGAATGTCTGAATGTTCCACGGATAGTTGGGCTTGTTGCAACGCTCGCAGAAGCTCTCAGGGTTCTCCTTGAAGCAGTCGACCAGAAGCTTGAACTCCTCGGCCTGCGCGGCATGCATGCGCTTGTGGACGCTGTTGAGCACCTTCGTCGCCTGATCAATCATGGCGAGCGTCGTGCCCACGGGCGCGTCCTGACGGCCCTCGCCGACAGCGATCTCGGCCGTGCCGCCAACGCGCATGCCCGTCTCGGCCATGTTGTTGACGAGGTTCATCAGCGCAGCGCCGGGCTCTTTGTACGGCAGCGGCATGATCGCCTGCTGGATCGGCTGGCCGCCCGTCTTCACGAGTGCGCCGCCGCCCGGAGGCACGCGGAAGATGTTGGTGTTCTGGCGGCCGCCCGCGTCGCTGTACAGGAAGCCGGGGAAATTTGCGTACATGCCAGCGTCGAGCATCTCGCGCCACGCGGCAGTGATCGCATTCGTCGTGTTGCCGAGAATGTGCAACAGGCCAATGTCGTAGAAGCCGAGGCCCGGCACGAAAGTATACTTCACGAAGTTTGTGCGCGCCTCCGGCAGCTTGTCCGGCTCGTCGGCATAGTTGCGCACAATCGACAGGATCTCGCGCGACGACACGTCGATGGTCACGCGGTACGGCACTTCGAGGCCGCTGACCTTGCCCTTGTACTTGTGCTCGAAGCCGGGAATGTCCAGCTCGCAGTAGACTTCGTAAATCTCGCGGTCGCGGTCCTCTGGGCGGTACGCGCCCTGCGTGATGCCCTGCTGCGCGCGCTCTTCGCGCTGCGCCGCGTCAAGGTTCGCGTCCTTCGCGACGGGCAAATCCATGTCCTTGTACACGCCAAGGATCTGCATGCGGCGCACAGTTGAGTTGCGCATGTAAATGCGGTGCGTCACGCGCTTGGCATTGCGCAGGTCAGTCGCCGCGTTATTGACGATCAGGTCGTCGGCGTCGACGCTCTCGCTCACCGGGCGGTCGCGCAGCGGGCAGTTATAGACTTTCTTGAAGGCCGAGCCGCCGAAGCCGAGCATCAGCAGCATGCGGTCGGTGTCGGGGTAATACTCGGTCGCGACGCTCGTCAGGTAGTGGTTCAGGTCGCGCTGGAGTGCATTGGCCAGCTGGTCCTGCGCGAGGTCGGGGTTGTTGTTGTCGTTGCGGATCTTCACCGGGCCGTCAGTCGGCAGCAGCTCGCTGCGGGCGTTGGCCTGAAAGCGCAGGCAAGCCTCAAGCAGAAGCGGGTGACGCACGCGGCTCATGCCCTCGACGGGCGCGCCGTCGGCCGAGCCGCCCGTTCCCGGCACCTCAAGTTTGAGGCCCAGAAGCTGGATGCCCTTAGCGCGGGCCTCGATCCAGTCCTTGCGGCTTTCGAGGTCGTCCTCGATGCCAGTCAGCAGGTCATTGGCAATCGACCCCAGAAGGCTCTGGTCAATGTCATCGACAAGGTTTGCGTACCAGCCGCCCTTGTCCCTCTTCGGGCCTTCCTCAATCGGGCGGCCGTCGAGGCTCACCGTGATCGACCCGTCCTCGTGCTCGATGCGCAGGATGTTGCCGTCCGTGTCCAGCTCTGGCACGTCTTCACCCGCCTCGATGATCACCTCAGTCGCCTGCTCGGCCTCGGGGATCGTGGGGTCGGGGAGGCCGGGAAGGCGGATGTTCGAGTTCACAAGGCCGGGTGTCGGCATGAGGTTCAGCCCTTTTCGGACAGCAAAGCACTAATCTCCTCGTCAAAGCGGCGGAGACCTTCCTGAGCGGCTAAGGTATCAGACTTGGCCTCGATGGTATAGACGCGGACGAAGTCGTGCGGCTCGCGGCCCCAGACTTCGACGCGGAAGACGCCAAGGCTCTTCGGCCCCGGTTCGCGCTCAACGTCGACGATTGCATTCGCCAAGATCATTGCCAGTCACCTTAGATTGGATAAAGCGGCGCGGGCGGCTTGCCCTGATGCATGCGGCCCGCGTCAATCTCAGCCATACGCTCAGGCGCGCGGACGAGCAAGTTGCGCTCGCGCATGTAGCGCAGCGCCATGCTCACCGTGTCGACAAGGTCGTCATGCGCGCCCTTCGGGAACGTCTCGCACTGGCGGATGACCATGTCGGCCCAGTGGCGGTCGGGCGCGTAGATCACGCCCTCGCTGAACAGGTGCTGCACGCTGTACAGGCGCGCAAGCTTGTCGATGGCTCCGGGGTTGATGAGCTGCACGCCGAAGTCTTCGGTGTTCATCAGTCGGCGCAGCTCCTGCCCGACGCTGATGCCCGCCGCCTTATTCTCGATCAGCAGCGTGTCGACCTTCATGCGCTTGCAGACGCTGATCACCTTCTGCACTAGCTCCGGCAGTTCGAGGCGCTCCTGAAAGGCGTACATCATCATGACGCGCGGCACGCTCTCAGGATCGACGTCAAGCATGTCGCGGATCTTGACGCCCTGATTGAAACGCTCGGCCTCCTCCTCGTTGTTCTTGCGTTGGCCGCGAGCGTTCACAAAATTCTCGGCGCGCATGCTACTGCGGTCGCCGCTGAAGATGCCCCAAACGGTCAGCGCGCTGTAGTCGTTCTCCTGCTTGGTCGTGTAGGCGGTGTCGAGGCTGGCCACGATGTAGTCCATCATCGGATACTCGCCCTCCGGCCACGTCTCCCACCAGTCAGGCTTGATCACGCCACCGCCGCGAGGCGTCGGCTCCTGCTGGAACTGCCCGGCGGTTGCGTAAGGCCCCATGATCTTTTTGTCGCGCTCGACGACCTCGAACGGGAACCGCTCAGGGAAGAGCAGCTCATTCTCCTCGTCGCGCGGGTCTTCGTAGCCGAGCATGGTGGGCGCTGCGCGTCGAGGGTCGTACTCCATCGGCAGCATGATGTGATCATAGCCCAGCTGCTTGTCGAGCAGCTCGCCGCTGACGTCGGCCTCGTGCAGGCGCTGCATGACGACGACGATGGCCGAGCGGTCGGGGTTGTTCAGACGTGTCGGCACCGCCTCGCGGAACCACTGCACCGTGCTCTCGCGCATCGCGTCTGAGTTCGCGCCGTCGACGCTGTGCGGGTCGTCGATGATCACGCGGTCGCCACGCGCGCCAGTGATCGAGCCTGCGGCGGCCGCCTGCCTGAAGCCCGTCTGCGTGTTCTCAAACTTGGTCTTCTGGTTCTGGTCGCCCGTCAGCTGCACGCGGTCGCCCCAGCGTTCCTGATACCATTCGGACGAGATCAGGCGGCGCATGCGCAGGCCGTCGCGGATCGCGAGGTCGAGCGAATGCGACGCGCAGACGAAGCGGTGGTGCGGTAGGTTCTTCGGCCCCCACTCCCACGACGGCCAGAAGACGCCGACGAGCAGCGACTTCATCGTGCCCGGCGGCACGTTGATGAGCAAGCGGTTGTAGAGCGAGCCGTCGTCCAACTCGACGCCTGCGGTGATCGCTTCGAGGTGCTCGCAGATGAAGTCGATGTGCCAGCCGTGGATGTATGGCTGGCCGGGCTCGATGACGTGCCACGCCTGCCGCACGAAGGTGGCGAGGCTTTCCTCGCACTCGGCGCGCGAGATCTCCATCAACTGCCTGTCGATGTCGATGATCTGCCCTTCGTATTGCAGGATGTGTTTGGTCAT